GTTTGCTGAGGCTAACGAGATCGCTCTGGATACCTACAATGATCTACTCGAACGTGGTGTAGCACCTGAGCAAGCTCGTGCCGTCCTTCCCCAGTCCATGTATACAACGTGTGTTGTTACAGGAACTCTTCTTGGGTGGAATCACCTTTGGAAGCTTAGGACTGAGGAGCACACTCAACTAGAAACTCAAAGGTATGCTGAAGCTATCGGTGACGTTATGGAAAACATTTTCCCTGTAAGCTGGAGGGCTCTATGCGATCACTAGTCATTGGAGACCTGCACTTTGTAGATAAGCCTAGAGGCATTCTCAAGGCTCATCTTGAGGCTATTGTAAATATCCTGAGAGACAACCAGAAGGAATGCTCTTCGGTTATCTTCTTGGGGGACCTTATGACTCACAGGAGTCCTAAGCCTTCTGTGCTTCTAGCTATTCAGCAGCTTTTCAGACACGCTAGGGATATGGGTTATAACTGCCACGTTCTTCGTGGTAACCATGACAGCATGACAAAAGCTGATGATGGAGTCACTGCCCTTTCCCTATTCGAGCAGGAAGGGGTAAGAGTCTACACACATCACCACGTTGATCACTATAATAATTGGGTATTCATTCCCCACTACGAAGATGAATCAAAAATTAAAAAGTATCTTTCTGATGCCCCTAGTGGCTACGTTGTATTTGGGCATTTCGGTTATAATGGTGTTCTTAACTCTGCTGGAGATGCTGATTTTAGCCTTTCGATATCCGATTTTAAAAACCCGACAATTCTTGGACACATTCACAAAGAAACTAGAAATGGAAATGTCACGGTCCTTGGAACACCGTACACAACAAACTTCGGGGAAATCAAAAACGACAATTATTATGGGATCCTCGAAGGTACATCGCTAGAAAAAGTACCTTGTGAATACGGACCAAAACATATGGTCGTTGACTATGACAAGGTAGAGGAGAATCTCGACTGGCTTAACTCAGGAAACTTCAATCTTGTCAGAGTGAATGTAGGAACTTTGGACGAAGGCATGGCTAGCATTGCCGAGACGATTCAGGGCATTAAGGCTCCGTCTGTTGAGATAAAATACAAACCACTCCTAGACGAAAGAGACGAATTCTTTACCGACGAAAGAACTGTGTCTTCTGTGTTGAGCGAAGACCTGATCGAGCACTACATAAACTCTAGTAATACTAAAATTAGTAAAGAAGATCTTCTCAATGGCCTGAAACTAGTCAATGAAAATCAACGAAGTAGAAATCAGTAACTTTTATTCTATCAAGAATGTAAAGTTAGCTTTCGACAAACACAAAGGTATCACTCTCATCGAGGGTGACAATAAGGACACTGGTGGATCCAACGGGTCTGGTAAGAGTGCTCTTATTGAGGCAGTTGTTTGGGGTCTCTTCGGTAGGACTATTCGTAAGTCCACCGAGGAGGCCATGATCAACAACCAGGAAAGAAAGAACCTTGTTGTTAAGATCCGCGTCAATGATGATTACGTCATCGAGCGCGGCAAGAAGCCTGTGTTCCTGAAGTTCACCCACAAGGACAAGGAACTGACCAAGGATAACGCTACCAATACCCAGGCGTATATCGAAGAGATCCTAGGCACCAACTACAAAGTTTTCCTGGCTAGCACGATCTTCGGCCAGCAGAACAATATTGAGTTCATCAACTCCACTCCAGACGACAAGCGTACCATCATCAGGAACTTCCTGAACCTGGACGAGCTTTTCGAGATGCGTGAGAGTGTGAAGACACTGAAGTCTAACTTCAATCAAGGCATCAAGGGTTGTGATGTTCTTGAGCTAGAGCACAACAAGAAGATCAAGAAGTTCGAGGCTAACCTGGGCAAGCTCAAGCTGCTCAAGGATCAGCTTAAGACGGACGATCTAGAGAAGGCTCTCAAGTATACCCTTGATGATATTATCGCTCAGGAGCGAGCCAACTCCAACAGCCTACAGGAGATGAATGCTATTCGTAGAAAGCTCAAGGATCTTCAGCGCGAGAAGGAGTCTATTGTCAGGCGTATGTCTAACCCTGATGCTGTAGATAGCTGCCGCACTTGTGGTCAGGATCTACCAAAGGTGGACATCAAGGCTCTTGAGAAAGAGGTAGAAGATATCATCAAGGTCATTGATAATAATCTTAAGCAGGTAATCAAGCTAGAGAAGCACATCAAGGAACCTCCTATCTCTTCTCAGGACTACGCTAAGGTCGTTGAGTATAAGAACCTGGAGAAGGAAGCAGAGACCTACGAAGGGCTCAAGAAAGAAGCTCTAGAGGATCTACAGTCTGTTCTGAACGAGAAGGCTACCCTCATGAGCAACTACGATATCATGAAGTTCTGGGAGAAGGCATTCTCTGAGTCGGGTATTGTCCAGTATGTGATCAGAAACATTCTAGACCACTTCAATGCCAAGGTAAACTTCTACCTGTCTCACCTATCTCAGGGTAAGTTTTTCATCAAGTTCGATGAACGACTTAAGGAAACCATCACTCACAACAATCATGACGTTGCTTACATATCTCTTTCAGGAGGAGAAAAGAAGAAGATTAGCCTTGCTGTGATGCTTGGATTGCAGGAACTTCTCAAACTATCCCAAAACTGCGAGACAAACATTATGTTTTTTGATGAAGTTGCCGAGAATCTTGACCAAGATGGTCTCGAAGGTCTCTACATACTACTATCCGAAATAAAGAAAGACAAGAGTTTGTTCGTAATTACGCACAATAGTTATCTTAAATCTTTAATGGATAATAGTAAGACCCTCACTATAACAAAGAGAAACGGTATCTCCCGCATTAAATAATCATATGGCAAACGTAAATCTAGAAGGCTTAGGCCAAGAACTCTATGAAACTCGATACGCCTACCCTGGCGAAACTAAATGGTCTGAGCGAGCTAAGCTGGTCGCAAGGACAATGGCATCTGCTGAGAATGATGATGATAAAGAAAAAGTTGAACAACTATTCTACAACGCAATCGGATCTGGAGATCTTATTCCAGGTGGCCGTATTATTTTTGGCTCTGGGCGTAATCGCGGGAGACACAATCTTCTCAATTGCTATGTCATTATTCCAGAGGATAATGTAGACAGTATCGGTAAAACTGTACAGGATATGTATCGTATTTCCTGTGCTGGCGGCGGCGTTGGTTTCAATGTATCTAAGATTCGCCCGCAAGGAGACAATATTGGAAGCGTAAAGAACTCTGCCCCAGGCTCTGTCTCCGTCCTGAAGATGATCAACGAGGTTGGTGAGCACGTTCGCGCTGGTAAGAATCGCCGTACCGCGCTCATGGGCATCCTCAACGTTACTCACCCAGACCTCCTAGACTTCCTTAGCGTAAAGCTAGACCATGGCCAGCTAAACAACTTCAACATTTCTGTTGCTATCACCAACAGATTCCTTGAGGCTGTTGAGTCTGACGCTGATTGGCATTTCTCCTATAACAACAAAGAGTATCACTCGTATGATATTTCTCGTAATGGTGAGGAGATCATCAGTGTAGTTGGTCTTAGTGAGGAGGACGCTCTTGCTCGTGCAGAGAACTTCCGCAAGGTTGGTTGGACTGACACTTTCGAGATGATTGGCCTTCGTGATATGAAGGCTCGTGAACTCTGGGATATGATCTGGAAAAACTCTGTAGAGTCTGGTGACCCAGGCATCTACAACATTGATCTTGCCAACAGTTACACCAACGTATCGTATTTCGAGAGTCTTGACTCCACTAATCCTTGTGGTGAGATTTCTCTACCTTCATATGGTAACTGCTGCCTAGCAAACATCAACCTGAACAACATGGCACTTGAGGATGGCTCCGATGTTGATTGGAAGCGCCTTGCTCGCACTGTTCGTACTGGTGTTCGCTTCCTCGACAACGTACTGACCGTTAACACATTCCCCACTGAGGAGTGCAAGATGGTTGGCGAGCGTTCTCGACGCATCGGTCTCGGTGTTACAGGTCTTCACTATCTTCTTATTAAGCTAGGTGTTCGCTATGGCGGCGAGAAGTGCCTTGAGTTCCTTGAGCGTCTTTTCAGCACTATCCGCGACGAGGCATACAAGATGTCCGTTTACCTTGCAAGAGACAAGAAGCCTTTCCCTGAGTTCGATTACAAGAAGTATTTAGATGAAGAGTTCGCAAAAACCCTCCCCGCACGGATTCGAATGCTTATCAAGCGTCATGGAATTAGAAATGCAGTCATGCTCACTATTCCTCCTTGCGGAACTATTTCAATGCTACACGGAGTATCAAGCGGAATCGAACCTATCTTCTCTGCCATGTATAACCGCCGATGGAGAAGTGCTAACACTTGGAAAGAGCAACTTGTAGTTGATCCTCTCTTCCAACAGTACTACGATGAGGGCAAGTCCCTTGAGCCATTCGTCGGTGCATACGACATCTCTCCAGAGGACCATGTTAAAGTACAAGCTACTATCCAGAAGTACATCGACTCCTGCATTAGCAAGACAATCAACCTTCCTGACACAGCCACGCCAGAGGACTTCTCTCAAGCAGCACTTGACTACGCACCTTACCTAAAAGGCATGACAGTCTATCGTGCAGGAAGCAAAGGTAACGAGCCTCTTCAAGCTATTCCTCTCAACGAGGAGAACATCCTTAAGTATATGGGTGCTCCTGTAGAGGTTGGTGTTCAATCTGGTGACGCTTGCTCACTTGAAGGTGGGGACTGCTGATGGCGACATACTCGTGGAAGTGTGACGACTGCGAGATCTCTTGGGACAGAGAGTACGATTTTGGTAAAGCGCCTGATCGTACTCGCTGTCCTGAGTGTAATAAGCTCTGCGATCGTGACTGGGAAGCACAGAATGTGTCTGTCAGCTTTGGAGATGATAAAGATTTCCATACTGTAAGACAACGTTATAAGAAGCATGCGGAAAAAGGTTTCGATAAGACTGCTGGAGACAGATTCCTTAATAGATCTATTAAGGAAACTAAAGATGCTATGAACGACGAACGTTTCCGTTACAAGTCTGCTAATATTGATTGGGAAAAATTTGGTAAAGCTAGAGGCTTGAAGAAGGTTAGTGAGAAAGAGGCAAGACAAAAGATGGAAAATGCCAAAAAGCTGACGATTGAAGCCTATGATAGAGCCAACAAGATGGGCTACAAGGACATCGGATCCACTAAGCTAGACATCACGAAACCCAACAAACAATCCTAAGAAATGGCATACGATTTTTCTGAGAATATCCAACGTGGTATTCTGTACCTCCTAAAGTCTGACAGAGACTTCTATCTACAAATTGTTAATCTGGTCAAGCCAGAGTTCTTTGAGTTCCCTAGCCACTCTCGTATCTTCGAGTGTGTTCAGGCTCACTACGAAAAGTATGGCAAGCTTCCTACCGACGACTTCATCGTCCAGGATATCAAGCCTAAGCTTTCTCCCAAGGAGAGTGCCTCCGATTATGAGGATGAGCTTTCCTATATCAACAATGTAGATGGCGATACCACCAGCAACGAAGAGTATATGCTCGACCTTGTTGAGGGTTTTGCCAAGAAAGAGGCAATGAAGGGTGCTATCGCCGATAGTATCAATCTCATCAAGGAAGATCGTATGGACGAAGTAGAGGCGCTTGTCAAGCAAGCTCTTCTCATCAACCGAGACATCGATACGGGTCAAGATTATTTCAGTGATATCGTGGGTCGTTGGGAGCGTCTCTTCAACAAGAAGCAAGAAACTAAGTACAAATCCTTCCTGCCAAGCATCAACAGGTCCCTAGAAGGGGGTTTGGGTGCCAAAGAACTGGCTATGGTTGTTGCCCCTCCTGGGGTCGGCAAGTCTTTGTTCCTCGTGAACCAAGGCGTGCATTCGATGATCGAAGGCAGGAAGGTTTTGTACATCTCCCTTGAGATGAGTGAGGATAAGATCGCACAGCGTTTCGATTCTGTCATGACACTCATGCCTCAGATGAAGCTCAAAGATCCTGCTAACCAACTCACAGTCAAGGAG